CATCTGTTGATTGATGTAGTTCTGAGCAACATCTTGTGGAGATTGAGAGATGTACTGATTACCAAGTCCAAATAAGTTCTGTGCGCCAGTTTGAAGTGGTGCAAACTGTTGTTGAGCCTGTTCTGCTTGAGTCAAACCACGGCCTGCCAAGCCAACCAAACGATCCTGAGCATTTTTAGCTTCAGGACTTAACTGATAACCCGCAGAAGTCATACGACCCGTTACAGGGTCATAAGTGTAGTTAGATGTACCAAAGCGAGTAGTCATACCTACTGGTCGGAACTGAGAGGCTTCTACGCCTGTTTGAGTGGCTTTGGTGATGTCAGTAGCCGCCTTTTGAGCCGCATCCTTAGACTCTTGGCTTTGTACCAAACTTCCAGTTGTTTGCAATAACCCAGAGACAGCATCAGCACCTGATTTGGTTAACAAATTTGTACCAGCTCCAACAGCTAGTTTTGTAGCAGTATCTCCAATAGCAGTTTTGGCTGCGGTATCTGTTGCTAGTTTCTCTGCGGCAAGTTCTGCGGCAGTTTTACCGCCAGTTAACAAACCTGCTTGAGTAGTAGCAGATAAGTCAGTTAAAGCACTAGCTCCTGCGTTTTGCAGTTCAAAATTCCTAGCAAGTTCTCTTGCGGTATTAGTTGTAACATCCGCACCGCCAGTCAACAAACCACCACCCTCTGCTCCAGCAACAACATCAGCCACATTAGTAACAGCACCAAGTTCAGAACCGCCTAGCCCTAATTCACCAAGTGTTAAACCTTCTGTAGCTAATGCAGTAGGAGTGCCACCAAACATTCCTAAAGCCGCATTTAAACCATAAGCTGCCGCAATGATTTTAAAGCCAGGGTTTGAAACTATATCTTTTAATGCGCCACCTAAAGATGTATCTACTTCTTGTTGTTGAGTAGTTTGTTGATATTCACCAGTTGGAGAATAGTATTGAATATTCCCACCAACCTTGTTTTCACTTGCTTTGTAAGTGATGACATTTTCTAAAGCACCAACTTGTTCATTTTCACCAGAACCTTGTATTGGATTAACTGCTTGAACATAAGTGTCTCCAAGCAATACCGCTTGATTAGGAGGCAATGTAGCGCCTACACGAGCCGCAATCTGTCCTTCAGGTAGACCAAATGTTTGTGAAACTTGTGCAGGACTAATTCCTCTCGTTTCCATTAGAGAAACAATCTGTGCATCCGACATATTCGGATTGGCAAGAAAGATATTAAATAGCTCTTGGTTTGTTACTGCCATGATATTTCCTTATTCGTTGCTTACACGAGTTGAGGGGTATTGCCGTTCATTGCCAGGCCAGATAATGCGAACTGCACCAGATGCACCACCGCCAAGACTGTAGGTAGAAGCTGATCCACCACCGCCATACAATCCTCCTGCACCACCTCCACCAGCAGTTGCATTTGTGCCATTTGCTCCGCCTGAGCCTCCACCGCCACCACCGCCATTAGAGCTACCCGCACTGCCATTTCCACCGCCTGAAGTTCCTAATAGTTGGACTCCACCGCCACCACCGCCACCAGCATAATAAATGCCTTCTATTAAGATGTCGCTTCCGCCACCTGAACCGCCACTTCCTCCAGTACCAGCAACTCCACTAGATGATGTCGGATAGGCGGCAACACTATTTGCGCCTTTAGCAGAATATCCACCTGCTCCCGCACCAGAACCATCAAATGAACTGTTGCCACCAGCCCCACCCGAACCAACAATTACTGCACCACCTGTGTAATTTGAAGAAGCACCAGCATTGCCACTACCAGCTTCAACTAAAGAAGTACTACCTCGTTTTATATAAGTAGAAGATGCTGCATTATTTTGTGGTGTTTGCCCAGAAACTTCAATGGTAAGAGTTTCACCAGGACTAGTTGGAATGTTATTTACATAAGCTAAAGCACCACCTGCACCACGTTGAGCGCCACCTCCTACGCAAACGGCACTAATGCTGTAAACCCCTGCTGGAACGACATAGGAGGTAGTTCCAACAGACGTAAATACCTGTTGTCCTGGTGCTGCCGCTGCCTGTCTTGCAGACGCAACAAAAAGTTGTTGTATTCCGCTCATGTTAATCCACTCCCGCCAATCAACCATGTTGTGCTAGTTAATTTAATTGCAGTTGCAGAACCATATTGCGCTAAACTTCGTGAACCAGTATTACCTGAACCGCTCAGATACATTGTGTCTGATGTAATAGCAATAGTCACCACTGCTGCGGTCATATTTATAAATGTAATTGCCGTGCCTAAAGGATACGCAACAGAACTGTTTGCGGGAATTGTAAAAGTCCTAGCATTTGTATCTGTTGATGGATGAAGAATTGCTTTGCCTGAGTCTGACAAAACTGTTGTATATGATGAACTGTTGCTGTTGATTGGAATGTTTCTAAAACCAACTGCATCAGTTCCATCAACAGTACACGATGATAAATTGCCACTTGATGGCGTACCTAAAACTGGAGTTATCAACGTTGGCGAGGTTAGAGTCTTGTTTGTCAGACCCTGAGTATCTGTCGTACCAACAACATCACCACTAGGAGCAGTCTTACTAGCCCATGTGGTCAGATCAGAGTCATAGTCTTGCTTGGTAGCAATAGCCGTAGCAATGTTGTTGAACTCAGTATCAATCTCAGTACCCTTGACAATCTTATTTGCATTGCCAGAAGATAGATTATCTTTACTCGCAAAGTTAGTACTTTTTGTATAGTCGCTCATGATAGTTTCCCATTTTTAGCTTGGATTTCAATCTTTTGGATAGACAGTTGAGAGCCGTTAATATCAGACTCATAACCTGTCTGAACAACCTTACCAGTACCACTAGCAGATACTTTCAATGTATTTAATGCAATGCCATCAGAATAGTAAGCAACAGGATTTCCATTAGCACCATATTCTGCAATGCCATACTCAGAAACACCTTGAATAGGGATGGTTGCGGTAGAGCTTAGATAGTTCGTCTTAAAGTCAAAGCCCCATTTAAAGATGACAGGTTGATTCGTTCCACCAATAACGACAATGGAAATCTTCTTTAAAACAGATGTTTGATTCACATTACCTAGATCAGCATGGTTGGTGTAATACTGAAACCGATACACGCTTGTGTAGTCGTTATAGCCCGTATATTGACCAATGTAGCCATTCTTACCAATGTAGACAGCACCGCTTCTCAAAGATGTTAACGCTGTTGGAGTAATTGAATCCCAAGTGGTTACACGGGAAGAACCATCTTGCAGAATAACTTTGGTATCAAAGCAGTAAACAGACTGAGTAACAGGCATCGTCAACAGATAAAAGCCTTCTCTCTCAGAGTAAACAGACTTAATGTTTGCCAATGTCTGTGAGGCAACATCGCTCATCAAGTCATTACGCACATTCTTAGACAAGTCTCTCTCAGGAGCAGACTTCTCTTGAATAGTTCTCATCAAGGAACGAACACCTGAGTTTGACAAGAAGATCACATCAGAACTTGTTGTCTGAACACTATCTCTTGATAAACAACCAATCCCTCCAACTGTGTCAGAAATAGACATCGTAGAAGGAGTAGTTGCACCCTGATAAACAAGAATCTGCCTCTTACCAAAGATAAACAAGAAACCATTGTGAGCAGCCAATGCCTGAACTTCATCAGCACCATTAGGCCAAACTCTACTTGTGTCTAAAGTACCAGTAGTACCACCAGACCATACATGACCAGCAATCAGATCAGAGAAGCTAACAGTCACCTTATCTGTGCTAGAAGATGCCACCCACAAGCGACCATAAGCCGCTATAGCAACATTCCCACTAGGAACAGTCCCTACATAGCCAGTCTTCTCGGAAACCCGTCTATAGGTAGTTGTACTGACAGCAGGGTCATAAATGATTGGATCGTGACCTGTTTGAAAGAAGTAAGTAATCCCATTTAAGGAAGCACACTGCCAATTACTCGCAGTAATGGTAGGGCCAGTACCACCCCCCCCATAGGTCAACTCAGTGACTACGTTAGAAGCACCGAGTTTGAATATCTTGTTGTTGCCAGCGAAGAGGACTGTTAACGTGCCATCTGTCTGGACTAACTCATGGATGACACCAACATCGTTAGCACCAAGGTTTCCAGAAGCAGCATTAACCCTTGTCCAACCTTTTCTAGCACCAATACGACCATACTGGTCAATCACGCAATTAGTGGCAACCAAAGCAAAACCACTAGCTAAATCTAAAGGCGAGTCTTGGGTGTTGAGTCCAAAAAACCCTGGTGCGCTAATGCTGAATGTTTGGATTTGTTGAGCCATTAAACAGCCTCAAAAGAGCCAAATTCTGGATAGCGTGTAGCTTCCATAGAGATGTAATCAGAGAGCATAG